ATCAAGTGTCTCCGCTCCAGCTATAACTAACGCAGCTAGTGGAGATTTATTAACGTCAGAAATAACAGTATCAATCCTAACGAGCTGGAGTTAAAATGAGCACACACGAAGAAGACTTAGCCTTTCTAAAAAAGACAGGCCAATTAGCAAGCGCACCAAAACCAACTGCACAAACTAAGAAAGACGAGGAATAAGTATGGCAATTTATCTAAATAATAACGTAGGTGTTAAGTTGGCTACCAATGCTGCGCCAACCACACCATCTATCGACATTAGCTCATACGTAACTAATGCCGTAATCAATCAGATCGTGGATGAACTGGAGATCACAAGTATGGGTGATCAGGCACACCGCTATGTAGCGGGCTTGCAATCAGGCACATTCACTATTGACTTTATCAATGACTGGGCAGCATCTCAGGTCAACGAGACACTGAGCGCAGCCTTTGGCAAGACTTTATCAGTATCAGTAATCACTGTTAAAGGTACTGCCGTATCAGCTACAAACCCAACTTACCAATTCTCAATACTTGTAAATAACTTGACCCCAATCGGTCAAGGTGGCGTAGCCGAAGTTGCTACCTCATCTATCACATTTACAGTAAACTCCGCAATCACAGTGTCATCATCGGTGGCATTCTAACTAAGGAGTAGTAATGGCAAAGCTAAAGATAACAAGGGCTAATGGTGAAGTATCAGAGCACAAGATAACACCAGGTGTCGAGTACGCTTTCGAATTGAAGTATGGATCAGGTATTAGCAAAGTCTTGCGTGAGCACGAAAGGCAAACCGAGATATTTTGGTTGGCTTATGAATGCTTACGCAGGGCTGGCGCTCAGATACCTTTGTGGGGAATTGAGTTTATTGACAGCCTAGACACTGTCGAGGTATTAGACGACGAAAAAAAATAATACAGCGGGATTCGATCCTTTACAGCATCGCACAGTTGAGCGTAGAGACTGGAATACCGCCTAGAGAATTTATTGATATGGATAGCGAAATGTATGGAGCAATCATACAAGTGCTAACCGATAGAGCTAAGGAGATTCGAAATGCCAGCAGAAGTCGTAGGCGTTAAGGATGTCCTTTCAGGCCTAAAGTTTATTGACAAAGATTTACAAGATCGCATTAAAACTGCTATTGATCCTTTAATGCGTGGTGTGGCAATTAAGGCTAGAGGATTTGTGCCCAATAACTCTGAGGTATTATCTGGCTGGACTAAAGAGCCAAATCCAAACATTAACTATCGCCCATTTCCTAAATATGATGCTGGCACAGTTAAAGCTGGTATTGGGTACAATGCTGGTGATAATCGCACATTCAAAAATGGATTCAAAGTTAGCAACTATGTTTACAACGTAAGCGCACCAGGTCGCATATATGAAACTTCTGGCCGCAAAAATCCACAAGGCCGTGCACCATTCCAAAAGATAGACCCAAGTTTGCCTGGCACAACTTTTGGCAAAGTGCAAGGATTTGAAGGCAAAGCCAAAGCACGTGAATACACTTACAATAAATCTACTAAAGAGTACGCATCGAATAACCCGTTTGCTGGCTATCAATTTGTTACTGCATTACCAGGATTAACCTCACAGCCAAAAATTAAAGGTGTACGTGGCGGTGGCCGTAAAACCAAAGGCCGCTTAATCTATAAGGCCTGGGCGCAAGATAGTGGCAAGATTTATCAATCAATACTAGGGGCAATTAACGCAACGGCTATTAAATTTAACAAATCAACAGATATTAAGAGAGCAGCATAATGGCCAATGTAGTAGTCTCGGCAATAGCCACCTGGAATGGTAAAGCACTTAATAAAGGCAAAAAAGAGATATCAGCCTTTGATAAGCAAGTCAATAAACTAGGCAAAACTTTTGCTGGAGTATTTGGTGCTCAACAATTATTCCAATTTAGCAAGCGAGCAGTACAAGCCTTTGCAGCCGATGAGAAGGCAGCCAAAGCCCTAGAGGTGCAGTTACGTAATACTGGCTTTGCGTTTAGCGCACCAGCCGTTGAGGATTACATAGCTAATTTACAGAGAATTACTGGCGTATTAGATGACCAACTACGCCCAGCATTCCAGCAATTACTCACAGCTACAGGATCAATTACTAAAAGCCAAGAAGCGTTAAATACTGCATTAAATGTAAGCGCAGCCACGGGTCGATCCTTAACAGAGGTTAGCGCAGCCTTAACTCGTGGATTTTCGGGCAACACAACAGGATTAACTAGATTAGGCGCAGGACTTAGCAAAGCCACCTTAAAAACTGGCGATATGGATAAGATTTTAGGTGAGTTAAACAGAAAATTTGCTGGGCAAGCACAGGCTAGATTAACTACTTATGCTGGCAAAATGGATCTACTTAAAGTTGCCACGGAAGATGCTAAAGAAGAAATAGGCAAAGGTTTATTAGATGCTATAAGTTTATTAGGCAAAGATAGAAGTATAGAAGATGCTGCCGATCAAATGGATACCTTTGCCAAATCAACAAGTGATGCAATTTATGGCGTAGGTTTATTAATAAGCAAGTTAGATGGTTTGGCAAGAAAAGTAACTTCTGGCGGTTTGGGTGATTTATTAATACGTTTACAGCCAGGCGGATTAGCCTTGCAAAGAGCCGTAAGTCTTGCAGGTAATGCTAGAAGCGCTAACGCACCAGACAACAAACAAGGCCGTGCATCGGCTCGTATATTTGGCCAACAACTACGTCTAGAAAATAAATTGGCAGAGCAGAAAAAAAGAGAATTAGCCTTATTAGATGCAAAGAATAAGAAGCAAACCGAGGTAGACAAACTATCAGAAAAGTTTGATGTTGAACGCATAGGTTTAATGAAGGCGTTAGGCGAAGCCACAGATGCTGAGACAAAACTACGCATTCAGTCCAAGTTAGCCATATTAGATAATAACGAAGCCCTGGCTAAGAAATACAATGCAGAATTAAATGCCAAGTCAGCTGCGGATCTATTGGCTGAGGGTGCTAATAATGCCGCTAATGCCCTTAATACTTTGCCTAGCAAGTACGATCAAATCTTTAAGAATCTCTATGAACAATCAATCGCTATGGGTAATACTGCAAGCGGAGCAGCAGCTATGGCTGGTATGTCCGCAAGATTACAAAAAATGGCAGATGATTTTGCAGCAGGTATAGGTCGATATGCAGTGCCAAGTGGCGGTATGCCATCTAGTGCAACTACATCTGCCGCAGTAGCAGCACCAGTAGTTGTGCAAAAGGTAGAAGTTAACACAGGTGCAGTATTAACAAATCAACAAGATTTATCTATCTATATTCAGAACGCTTTGGGCGAAATAACCAAATTAGGTAACGGAGCGTTAATACCTGCAGGATCGATTGCTTTCCAGTGACAGTCCCAGTAATTAACGCTTACATAAATTTCAGCACAGGGCCAGCCTTTGCCCAGGCGATGATATTAGATACTGGATTATTGGATGTAAACATATTGGAAGATTCTGCTGCCATTATTGTTGACGTATCAAATCAAATTAATTTTATACAAACTACAAGAGGCCGTAACCCTTTATTTGATCAATTTCAGACAGGTCAATTAACCCTACGTATAGTTGATCAAAATGGCGATTTTAACCCTACTAACCCATTAAGTCCTTACGCTCCAGACCTAACGCCTATGAAAAAGGTACAGATCACTGCAACCTATGGCGCTACCACTTATCCTATATTTTCTGGATTTATTACAAGTTATGTCAACACTCAGCCTAAAGATGCTACAGAAGTAGCTTATACAACCATACAAGCTGTAGATGCCTTTAGATTAGCCAACAATGCGCAGATAACTACTGTGGCAGGTGCTAGTGCTGGGGATCTATCAGGCACACGCATTAATCAAATACTAGATCAAATTGACTGGCCAGCAACTATGCGTGATATCGATGCAGGTTTAACTACACTGCAAAATGATCCAGGCACATTACGCACATCTTTAGGGGCTATGCAAGTGGCCGCTCAGTCAGAATATGGAGCTTTGTATGTTGATGCTAATGGGGAGTTTGTATTTCAAGATAGAGCTGTAACCGCTGGCTCAATAGGTGGCACAGTAACTACCTTTAATGATAATGGCACAG